TTAGATACTGGCATTATGTCCCCAATAGCGTAAATGCTCTAGTTGATACCCTGTTTTGCCCTGCTACCGAGATTGTAATTTTAGCTGTATAATGTGTTAAATCTGTAAGCGGGCCTGCTGATACTGGAGTTATGTGAAAATATCCATTAGCGTCAGCAGTGATGCCAGATTGAGTTAACCCAGCTACAGGGTTTCCACCTGCATCGTATATCTGATAGCTGGCAGTACCCAAGATAGACCCGCTAAGCAACTGATTATTTTTTGTAGCCCAGAAAGTGGCTCTTAGTTGGTTAGAAGCATTTATCGAGAATACGGCTTTATTTTCAAAAACTTCGGGTTCATTTCCAATTACTATATCTTCGGTAATCGGTGTTCCGTCTGCGGTAATAGTAACCTTAGCTACATATGCTTTTGCCGCATCGTAGCCTGTAAAAGCTGTGGGAGTTATGATAAAAAACCCGTTTGCATCAGCGGATATACCAGATTCCGAAATAGACAACGAGTTTCCTTGCGCATCATAAAGTGTATATGAGCAGGTTCCTAAACTTGTAGTCATCAGGTTACCTTTTCTGGTAATCCAGAAAGAACCTGTTATCTGGTTAGAGTTATTTACATCAATAGCGCCGTTTATCTTGTAAATTTTCTCTAAAGCGGGTATCGGAATAAAATTTACCCTATCTTCACCATCGATGTCGATGGTTATCTTGATACTATAAGTATTGTTAATTCTATCTAAAAGGTTAGCCACAGCAGGAAATACATATTCGCCTTGGGAGTTTGGCGCAGGATCGTTTCCGCTCATACCGGCTACGGCGTTTCCAGCACCGTCATAAACTTGATAGCTAGCTGCTCCCATAACGGCACCTGGCGAAATGGCCAAACTTCCGTTCTTGTTTCCCCATGCCTTTAATATAAACTGGTTACTTCCATTTACGGCAAAAGAACCTTCTACGGTATAAGTATCAATAGCTGTAAGGATACCTGTAGAGATAACGCTTAAACTTACCGTGTTGTTATCCCTGTTGTTAACGCCGTCTATAGCTCTAACACCTACATGATAAATAGTGCCGTTTTGTAAGAAAGAGCCATCAGGTAAAGTAAAAATGTCGTATTGAAGTTTGTCTGTTATAGCTACGATGTTTGCCGTGTTAAATAAGTTTGTGTTGTTATTTGCTTTTATATACACTTCGTATCTAACTGGCGGAGTCGGATCTGACGCCGCTGACCAACCTACTCTTATCTGACCTCTTGACTCTACGTCTATGAAATTGATTCCAGCAAAAGTTGGCGGTGTAAGATCAGTTATACACGCCTGATTTGTGCCTTGGTAAAAGTTATTCTCAACTAAAAAATTAGGCATTTAAATCTCCAAATTCAATATATTAATTTTCCCGGAGGGATGGACGCACATCCACGCCAGGAGGGCTTGTAAACGTATACCTAACCAAAGTTCCGACAGTGTTAGGAATCGTACCCAAAGGTAACCACGTTGTTCCATTATCTGTGGAATATTGGAAATTTGAGGCGTTTGCTACGGTGTTGTGGTTTACCAATAAGGCTCCGCTTAGATCATACGCTCTGTAGTAAAGAGTGGGCACAGAAGTGGCATATGCTTTTTTGAGCCTAAAAGCTGTTCTAGAGGGTACGTTGTTATCTGAAAAATCATCAGAAAATTCCCAATTATCTGAAATTTCGTTGTTAGATTGGATACCTAAGAAAAATTCAGTTAACTGAGCCGGAATCGCACCCCCAATTCTTAACGTATCAAACAATATCTTAAATTGAACCTGTGAACCTGCGGCAAAAGATGTTATGTCTTCTGCAAAAGGAATAGGCTGCCATCCGCCAGTTATCGTATTAAATCCCGATGTACGATAGTACACTTTTAAATAACCAGTATCTTTATAAAGTTTGTTTGTGCTTGCAAGATACTTATAAACTGCATCTGGTGTGTCTAATACTTTTGTTACAATATAACTATAGTCAAAAAAAGCATCTGATCTGATATCAGCAATAACAGTACCTCTTTGGCCGACGGGAGTGTTGCTAGTGACGGCCAGCCAACCATTACTAAAATCCAGAGAAATAGCACCTATAAAAGAAAAATCGACAACCTCACTGCTTGTAGTTTCCCTATACTTGTTTGTATTTCCGCCAAAAATTTTATCAATGTTGTTATTAACCACCTGTTTCATAACAAGTAGGTTTGTGTTGGTTAGATAAACAGCTCTATCTACAGCGTTAGACCATGCAGCGTTTGCCAAGGTTGGAGCTGTTATCTCGTTTGTTGCACCAAGTAAGTTAGATGTAACTAGTGACGGCCAAGTTGTAGCGCCTGAAGTAAGCTCTGATAACCTACCTAGATACAAGTTGGTGGATGTTGCAAAAAAGGCACAGTCAAATCCAGCATTTGATGTATGTTGTGGTGTTGCAAAATATTCTGAGTTTGTCGCTATAAGGGTTCCTGTTAACGCAGGTAGGTTTCCTGTTTTATGTACAAAAGCATCTCCTGTTGTACCAAAAGCTCTACAAACATCAACGGTACCACTTGTTGTTATGTTTATGACGGCTCCACCTGGAGTGGCTGACACTTGATAATCGTTTGCTGTCGGGTTTCTTACAAAATAAACCGTATTATTGGTTAGCCCAGCACCGCCTGATAAGTTTGTAAAAAAAATAGGGTCGTTGTTGTTGTACCCGTGACCAGTTTGGGTTATCCTGTCTGTTACGTCGTCAATAGTATTACCGACAGTTATAGGACAGTTGAGTGTGGCGTTAGTAGAGTAAACGTAATATTGGTGCGTAGCTGCGACTCCGTTATGGACATAAACTCTGTTATTAGCTTCGTGAAGAATTATACCAGTTGCAGCGGTATTTAATTGGCCTGCTCCTATATTGTTTGGGTCTTGTAAAAAATATGTTGCTTTTTGGTTTAAACCTGTTGCAAAAGGAAATAGCGTACCAGGAGCTAGTGGAGTAAAATCAGCCAAATCCACATTGTTAACACAATACAATCCACCGTTTACCAATACGGAACCAGTAACTGCTACATAAATCTTAAAACCAGTGTTACCGTTATCTATTACCTTAAACCCTCTGTAAACAACAGTAGTCGCCGGTGTATCAGCAAGTTGCATCCTTATCATACCTACGTATGAGATATTTCCATTGTTAAGGTTAACCATATGACAAGTTATAGTAGCTATGGAACCAACCTTTGCTGCGATATGGTAAAGTCTGCCGTTAGGAGACAAATAAGCCATTACAGGAACAACGCCAGCTGTATCTGCTACAACATCCACAAACTTATTTAAGGGGGGACCTAATGCCGTATCTCCATCTACTATATGGTTTAGTACTCTACCCTGTATTGTTGTTTTTGTTTGGTCATATGTACCGACAACTTGCGCTAAAAGATCCGCTTTTATAGACTTCATACAGTCTCCTTAAATAACAACCCAATTGACATTGTCTCTACGGTATTTATTTCCTACCAATGTATATGTTAATTGCTTAACTACAGAAACTCCAGGAAAAGAAGGACTTGTATATGTTATAGAAGTTATTCTTTGATTCTTATTTCCAAAATCAGCGTATGTTATAGTTGAATTTCGGTCTTTTGCATCTAATATAGCTTGACGTACCGTGTACACTACACCAAATTTATTTCCAGTAGCTGTCCCATCTTCACTTCCAACTAATTGCACTGAATCGGGCGAAGAAGTAAAAGCATTTAAATCTACTGTTAAAGGGTTAGATAGAGAATTTTGTATATTTGTCAAAGTAGTGTTTGCGTTAGTAAGTAGTGTATTGGTTGTATTTAGTTGTGGCACACTGACACTATCTTGCGTACTATTTAAATCTCTTATGTTTTGAGCTTCTGTTAAATCAGCTTTTAATTGTAGTTCAGTAAGTAAATTATCTAACTTGGTCTCTACGTTTGGTGCGGCCACACTATCTGTAGTGACACTTAATTGCCTTATGTTTTGTGCTTCGTTTAGATCTGCTTTTAATTGTAATTCTGTTAATAAATTATCTAATTTTGTTTCTACGTTTGGAGCAGCTACACTATCTGTCAATACATTCAAAGGTCTTATGTTAGTTAACGCAGCAGAATTTACTATATTTACATCTAATCCCTGTTTACCAGAAACATTAGTGGTCGTAACTAAATTAACTCCGTCACCTAATCTTATGCTGTCATTTGTATGACTTATAGTTACTTCTAAACCGCCAGGCACTATTATAGTGGCCTGCGCAGTTGTGCGTAAACTTTGTGTAGCAGGATCATGTACGTCTCTTAAAATATTTTCCTGACTCAAATTACTAGTAGGAAATGGCATATACTTCCCTTATCCTTGCGGTATTGGTGAGTTAACTTGCATTGCACCTTCAGGAAGCTCTGGCATATTAGGCATTTGTGGTTGGCCTGGCTGCATAACATTAGGATCTACAACACCGCCTTCCGGAACAGCGCTCATATTAGGGTCCATCATCATATTTTCCGGATTAGGAGGTGTTCCATTAACTGGTCCCAATGGTTGTTCTTGTAAAATGGACAATAATCCAGGGTCTGTTGTACGCAACATTTCAACGTGCTCTAAAATATGATTAAGCACCATTTGCACAGCGGGACTATTTGGATCTCTCATGTCCGGATCATCCAATATAGCCTTATGCTTTCTGATGTGATACATATGGCTGTCAGTAGCTAACACTGGTACATATTCACCCCGAAGCATTTTTTCATTTTCTTTTTTAACAAAACTATTTTGTCTTTGACTATCTTCAATAAAGCTAGAAAATTGACCAGTGTTAAGCACTGTGAAATAGTCTTCGGGAGTTTTTATAATACCGTATTGCAATAGCTCCGAAGCCATTTGCATTTTACCTGCTGTTGTGACAGCTATAGGATTGCCGATGTCAACAATAACACGATCAATAGAAGCTAAGTCATCGCCAGTAAACTCAGTTCTAACGTAAGAGGCATTACTTTCTCCGGCAATTAAAGCAATTCGTGGAACATCGGCAAAATCTCGTAATAATTCAATAATACCCATTCCAATATCTTCTACCATAAACACATATTGCGTTTGCAACCCTGAAATAAACTGCAAAGCCATAGATTGCACTAAAGCCATAGCACTACCAGATTTAATTGAAGCCTCTGGGTCACCTCTCACTACAGAGTTCATTCCAGAAATTGTTTCCATTTTCTTTTCTAACATTTGGATAAATGTAAATACTTCAGCGGGGGTTTGTGTAAAATTAATTGGTTCTGGTTTTCCTTGGCCAGAATTTCCTTCAATAATATTTAATCCACCTTCTAATGCTTTAAGCTGTATATCAGCTCCTCTAGGCACATAAATATTTTGTACACCAAATGTATGCTGGTTGGTGAGTACTGTGCTGTAAAGAGCATTTAAAGCATCTTGTAGCGGTAGTAGGTCAAACATAGGAGTGTAACCAAAAGCTGTACCTAAAATATCACTAGGACTAATTCTATAAACAGGAAGCCTTCTATAAGGCATTGGCATATCCATTAGAATAATATCAGGGCTTAAAAACAAAAGATAGCGTCCTTCTGGCATAGCCTCTGTTTTTTTATGGAAAAACTCATACACGGGCACTTCATCAGACTCATGTTTAGACAACATATCGCCCATAGATCTATAATCTAAAAAATCTGTTTTTGTGGCCAGTTTTTCAATTTTTTCTTTATATTCTGGGTACTTAGCGGCTAAATCATACTTATTTTTAAAAGAACGACAGAGCACCCATTCATGAGAATGGCTGTTTGATTTATTGGGGTCAAACATTACATCAAAAGGTTCAAGATTTGAAAACTCAATATCCCCTTCATAAATTGGGGCTCCTGTCTCTGGGTGATAGTCGTAAATATCACCGCTTGTGGCATTCCATTCCATTTTAACATAGCCAGTAGCTAACACTACGGCTTGTTTTACAGCATCATGAATATATTTTTCTACACGCTTCTGTCTTACATAATAATCCAATAATCCGTTAGCTAGATCTGTTTGTATAATAGATTTACTATCAGAGTTAGATGCTCTAGCTCTAAAATTAAGTCTTACGTTTGTTATCATTGTGCACATTAGATCGGCGATGTTTCTATAATGGTTTACCGCCATTTGAGAAAATTCGCCCTGCTCACCGCCAAATGTAATGGTGTGCCCCTCCCCATAATAAGTACCATGATAAGCCATCCAACTAGCTCTAACCTTATCATAATACCCATTGGTGTATAAATGCTTAAACCACATTTCAGATCTATTTAAAAGAATAGAAGCTGTTTCTTGTGCTGGCTTTGCCGCAAAATAATTCATGGTATTTACCTCTAAAATATATGTTAATTATCTTCTTCTAAAAGGATTAGTGCGTCTTATTCTTTGAACTAAAGCGTGTTCAAACGGCGTTGTAGGTTGTTGGTAATTATGTTTAATTATCATATAATCGCTTGATGTAAAATTATGATTTTCAGGATATGGGTTTTTATTCATATTAACATTTCTTACGAAGTATACTAAAGCATCTAGCGCATCGTAATGCCCTTTATCAGGACTTTTTGAATAGCTAGTACGTTGTTTATTCCATGTCGCCCCTCTTAAATGCGAAATTAATGTCCTACATTTAGGATTAATTAGTATTTTTTTCCGCTTAAGTAAGATGCGCATATTATTAAGTTGAGCTAATTTATCATCTTTCATTGTAGGAGTAAAATGTAAGCCATGTTTTGCAGATAAATCATTTAATAAAATAATGTTATTATTATCCGCCACTCTTAATAATGGAGCTTTATACCCCCATAATTCTAACTCCTTATTTTGAATAGCGGAAGCTATTTCGTCCGTTAACACTTTTCGATTAAACGCCAATTCATCTTGTATTACAATTGTAGCCGACATAAAATCGTAAAATCCAAATAGTATTACAGTTAAATCATTGCCACCTATATCCATAGAAACATAAGTATCAGCTACTTCAGGGCGTATTACTTCTTTAACTATCTCGTTTTCTAATTCACGAGTAAATTCAGGCACCACAGAATCTTCTTCAGATACTACAAGTTCAGCTAAATATTCACGTTTAAAATCTACTGTATGAAATCCGCCTACTGATTCGGCAATATCATCTATTTCTTCTTTTGTTAGACGGGGGTTGTCAAAAATTGTTTTGCGAATATATGCGCCCGCTTCTTCAGCTCGTTTAATAAACCCAATAAATGGATGATCCATGCTTTTAGGCGGTGTAGACGCCATTATTATCTTACCCTTAGTCATTGTTGTAGTGGGCAGTAAAACTGAATTTACAACGTAATCTAAATCATCAATAAACCCAACTTCATCCAAGATACATAAATGAGCATTACCGCCCCGTATTCTATCAGCATTGCCATTATCTGTACCAGCTAATTGTATCTCACTGCCGTTGTAAAATTTATATACATTTTCTTTAGTTTTATATGTGGGGAGTATATCTTTAGGGCAATCTACAGTTATTTCATAAAATAACGGCCTAATATACGATGTCACCATCTGTCTGGTGGGTGCTACAAATTTAACAATACTATTTGGGTTTTTTAGACAAAATTCAATGGCGTATGTTAACAAAAAATATGACTTACCAATACGGCGGCTACTGCCTATAACAATTGTCTTTTCTTGTGTTTTATTTACAAAGTTATATATTTCTAATTGATTTTTATCTAATTTCCAGCGTAGATTGCCTTGTCTCCATAGCAGGTTTATAGCCTGTCGTTTATCGACTTTAATATTTGCCATACACTTTATATGTTAAGCATATTGTGTAGCAAAAATAAGGCCAACTATTCGGATTGAGCAATATTTTCTAATTCTTCCTGAGATAAGGTTTGATAATCTACTGTATCAATTACTTGTGTAGCTTGCTCTCTAGCTA